TGATAGCTGCTATAATTTCTACTATTTTCTCATATTGTCTTTTAGGAAAAGCCTTAATATCAGGAGTACCTAAAGACGGATTTGTTGGGTTATTAATTGCCATTTATTTTAATATTTTTTTTATTTAATTATTATTCGTTAGTGTTTAATAAATTGTTAAAACCTGGTGTTCTCTTAGACTCTACATATTCTAGAGCTATAGAGACTGCTAAGTCTACTATCTCTGTATGTGTATGAGATGATAGTTCACAAGTTACAGAACCTGATAAAGACATTCTTATAGGTTCTTTAATATATCTTAAAGTATAAGAGTTTATAGTTACAGAAGGAGCTGTTATTAATTCACTTCTTCCGTTCTCCATTAATCTCAATACTTTAGATGTATTAGGTTTTCTAAAAGGATCTCTTAATACTTTAGAAACTTCATTATGTTCTATAGGCCTAACTTCTACTATGACTGTAGCATCTTCCTCTTTACAATCCTCATAAGTTATACTAGCTCTTTCTTGAATTGTGAACCAGTAATCTGTAGGTAAATTAAAGAATCTAGCATTAGTATCTATATTGTCAGTAGCGTAAGCTAATGGTGCTAGAGTTACTTGTCTTGTAATAGCCTTTAGATCATCTATACGTTTCTGAGTCTCTTCAAAAGATTCTCTTTTAGTATTAGTTTTACCATAACGTTGTTTTACAAATCTATCCTGAGCTTGATTTAATAGTAAATCAATTTCAGAAGATAAGAGGTTTGGTAAAAGCAAAGCATCCATTTTATCAACTCGTACTTTAAACTCTTGATGAAACTGTGCTATGGTCATCTAATCTTATTTTCTTGCTTTTCTAACTCTGTTCTCTAAAGCTAGTTTAGCTGTTTGATTCTTAATATCAGTTAAATATGCTATAACTTCATCTGTAGATGAACCTATCATATCTTCACCATTATAATAGTAAGGACCTTTTTTAACAAGAACACGTTTCTCAATACATTCTTCTAATAAAGCTCTTACTTTCATATTAGGATCAGTTGCAAATTCTACAAACTGTTTAGGATCACTCTTCATTTTCTTATAGAGTTCAGCCTTAATCATAGTTTCAGACATGTCATCTAATCCTTTTTTTCCAAAGATTCGTAGTAAACTACGTTTTGTTTCTATAGAAGATTTTGTAAATTCTTCAATAGCATCTAATTCATAATCAATCATAGCTGATTCAACTGCTGCTTTAGCTTCTGGATCATCTATATAAAAACCTACATTAGGACTTTTACTAATATCAAGTTCTGAGTTTGCTACTTTGGAACTAGCTCTTAATACTCTATATTTGATTTCATCCATTGCTCCACTAAATGTGAAGTATGTTGGTTTATCTTGATTTAATCTAATGGTGATACTTCCCCACCAATCTGATTTTGGATTAAGAGTACCTTTAGGTAAACTCAATGCATCTTCAAATTCTTTCACTTCCTTTGGTGTTAATCCTGTTTTATATAAACCAGTTTCACCATCTAATTCTGTACCAATCACAATCTGTGTTCTTGAATATGCTGATACTCCACTGAATTTAATCCTTGTTACAGGCTTAACTACAATACTTTTAATTTCAAATCCTATCTCTTTAGTTTCCATTTTTCCTATATTTAATTTTATTGCCTATTTATAAATAAATCCTTTATACCCTTTATTATCTTTTGCTTTATTAGACTTCAAGTATCTTATTAATCCTACTCTATCTATTTTATTATCAGTAGCAGTTTTTGATACACTTGAATACTCTTCTATAAAATTTCCATTTAAATCATATTTTGAAATTTTCTTGCTAGTTTTTAGATTGTATACTTTACAGTTATTTGTTCCTATTGTATGATTTCGTAATTTAGCAGATTGAGATTTTTTAATTTTAGTTTCTTTTGAATCTTTTAATCCTAGTCTTTTAATTCTAATTTTGTCTTTAGTTCTATCAGACATTTTAAGTCCTTTATTACCTTCACCACCTTCAGTTAAATTGTATCCTATAGATCTAATTGTTGAGTTATATTTTTTAATATAAAATATTTCCTTATTTTTTAGTTCTTCTAAAGAAGAGGCTGTATCAATTTGTTCTATTTTAAAACTATCTCTACCATATTTTCTAATAGCATTTAATATATAACTATTTTTGTTGGTACATTTAGCTTCAGAACAGTGTTTTAAGAATCTATACTGGACTGACTTAGTTGTAGTCAGCCCAATATAAATCTTATTATTTTTAATATTTGTTAATCTGTATATAAACATTTACAAATATGTACTTATTATGATATGTTATCGACGTCCAATATCAATTGTGCTGCATCAGTTGGATCTTTTAACATGATACCACATTCAGTCATAGCCTCGAAAGTGTAACCATCTACAGATGTAGCTGAACTACCATTCTTCTTAGGACCATATGGACCGTACATTCCCTCAATGTAAGTTGTTACCATCTCACGATCTTTAGAATAAACCTTTTGGATATTAGGCTCACCTTGAGAGTATGATTTGAAGTTCAAGAATGTTGCTTTGTAAGACTCAGCTGGTTTACCAGTTTGAGGATGTAATTGACGATTACGTACTACATCATTATATGGTTTGTATTCTTTTAAAGTAATACGATCACCATTTAAACCTACATACTGCATGAATTGACCTTGTAATGTCAAATCTTGTCCTTTACCTTCTACAAACTTACTATCTACTAATGTGAAGTTAGCTGCAGAACGCTTCATAGCTTGGTCAAATAAGTTCATGAATTGACGACCACATAGAGCCACATATTCACGAGGGCCATCTTCAGTACCATTGTATGATAAATCATCCATGAAATCACGAAGGATTTGTTCTGTTAAAGTTGTGTAGTAACGTTTGTTACCTGGAGCAATTTGAGATTCTAATCCAGCACCAGAATAGATAGTATTACCAGAAGCACCTTTCAATGCAGTAGTACCATTAGCTTTGATGTTAGATGAACCAAACATTAACATGATTTCGATCTCATCCATGAATTGTTTCCAGAATTCCCATTCTGCATATTTTACCCAAGTTTCAGTTGTTTCGTTTGAATCTGGGTTAGTTAACTTAATAACCATAACACGAGAGTGAGCAGCACCAGTTACGCTATATTTCTTACGTAATGTAGACATATAGTTTTCTAATTGTAAAGGCATTGCATAATGGGTTTCACCTGAAGTACGTGAGTGATCATGTTCAACGATGTTAAACTCTTTAGAAATTTCTTTACCTACTTGTAACAATGTACCTGTTACAAAAGATGTTTGATCTGAAGTAACTAATTGTAAGGTTAAGATATAATCAGAACCATCAAAATATGGCTCATTCATTACACGTGCTTTGAAGTTAGGAGAGTCAAATAAGATGACGTCACCTTCTGCAAACCACTTCTCACCTACTCCAATTTTGAAAGTAGTGTCATATTGACCTGCGTTTGTAGCAGAATCGAATACTGAACGAGTAATAGGAATAGCTCTACGAGAGTCACCTAATACATGCCAACGATATTGAATACCATTGATTTCTTTTGATTTTCCCATACCACCTGTTAAGAATGATAATGCGTTTTTATAACCATTTTGTTTGTTATAAATACGAGTAATAACTTGAGAGGCAATAGCTGGTTCAGCTAAAAAGAAGGTTGACAAGTGTGTATCTTGAGTCAATCCTGCATGCCAGTTCATGTTTGTTATTTGTAACGGACTTATTTGCATTGTTTAATTTTTATATTGTTAATAATAATGTTATTTAAATTTTACCTTGTTCTAGAGCTGTTTTGAATGAACTGAAGTTATTATTCTTCTTTTCTTCACTTAAGTTGTTTGCTGTACCAGATCCTATTTTCTCTCTTTGTGATTTACCAGAGTTCTTTAGTTTATCTGCTAATTGACTAACAACTTTGTTTTTAACTTGTTTCTCAAGTTTAGCTACATCCCATCCTATCATATCTAGATAGGCGTACATGTATTGAGCTTTAGGATTCTTCTCATTATTGGTTTGCAACTTAGTCTTACCAGTTTTTTTATCTGGTTTAGCCATATGCTCCCATAATTCATCTTTTTGTTTAGGAGTAAGTTTGAACCCATTTAAGTCTTCAAGAGCATAGAAATCATTTTTAAAGTCATCCCATTGCTTCTTATTAGCTTCATCTTGTTTAATCTTATGCTCCTTTTGAGCTTGGATTAAAGTCTTCTTGTCCTCTTCTTCAGCAGCTACTAACTTTTTATGAAGTTTTTCAGCTAATGGTCCTAAACGACCTAAGTCTTTCTTATCAGTAATCTCTGCTTCAATGTCTTCAGGATCCCATCCTGCTTGCATATAAGCTTCTCTGATAATTAACTCTTGTGCTCCTTCTTTAGAAGGGTCTACATCAGCCCAAGACATTTGTTCATAGTATAATCTATGAAATTGACGAGGATCTCCTCCAGCATCAACAAAGTCTAAGAACTTCTGAACATCTTCTGGTTTAGTGGATTTATACTCTTCTATACCTGCTTTAATGGTATTTTGAATAGCTCCTTTTAAATCTTCTTCTGTTTCTACCTTCTTACCTTCTTCTAGAGATATTAAGCCTTCTTCATTTAAGAATTCAGCAAATACTGTTAAAGAATTTACTTCAGCTTCTTCTTTTTCTTCTTTTGTAGAAGTAGTTGTATCTTCTTTAGAATCAACAGATTCTTCTTGTTCCTCTGTTTCTTCTACTTCTTCTGTTTCTTCTTTAGTATCTTTAACTTCTTCCTTTTCCTTAGATTCTGTATTTTTATCAGATTTCTCTTCTATATCAGATTTAGTCTGATTACCATCATCTAAGTTGATGTCCATTTTCATCCCATCATCAAAAGGCTTTACTAAACTAGGTCCTTTATTACCTAAAATACTAAAGTCCTTAAAATCATTTTCTTTTTCCATTATCCCTATTTTAACTGTTTATACTATGCTTCCTAATATAGAATATACTAAATATTATTATATTATGCAAGTTTTTCTTTCATATTTCTGAAGAAATTTCTCCTATCCTATATAGCTTTTATTTATTTTGAGGGCTTCTTCCTAGCCTTCATTCTCTCTATTTTAAGTTTCTTTTCAGCTAATTCTTTATCTGTCTTCATCTTCTCCTTTTGCATCTTTTCCTGACTAGCATTCTGAATTTTAATAGCTTCGATCTTTTTATCTTCTATTTCTTTCTTTGTAGATAGTTCTTTTTCTTTTAAAGAGATTTCTTTAGAATGTTTAGTATTATCATGTTGAATCTTCATTCTTTCATTAAAATTCTTTTGATCTAGTTCTCTTTCTTTTAAGGCATTAGCAGCAATCTCAGCTGGATCAGGAATTCCATTACCATTCTGATCCATGTCTTCTGCTCCAATATATGTATTTATTTCAGCTATACGGAGTTTAGTCTCGTTATTAGTATCTATCTCATATTGCTTAAGATCTCTATCAGCTTGTTTATCCTGAAGGTCTTCAGCATGCATTTGCTTCTGAATCTCTAAAGCTTGGTTCTGAGCTTGATTCTTAGACTCCTCCATCTTCTGTTGTTGTTGAGCAAACTCGTCTTCTGCTTTCTTAAGGATATTAACAATATCTCTAGGAGAGTCATTTAAGAGAGTTTCAATAATAGTAGATAATCCAACACGTCCTTGTTGAAGTTCAATTTGAACTAACTGATCTAACTTGTCTTTTAACATAGTGTCTTTAGATAGATTTGACACAAACACTGAAAATTCAGAATTCTCAAATTCAAACTCATCTAAATGTAAGATCTCCATACCCATGTCATCTAATACATACTGAGCTGTTAGACCATTCTTATAGGCTACCTTAGCCACTTCTATCAAAGCTGTATAAGTACGTCTTTTAACCTCGTTATGAGCCTCAAATAAGTATTCTGTAATTAAGCTAGATTGTGTTACTGCTTTTTCTACATTACCTACTAACTCATTAGAATTAATAGCTCCTAATCTCTGAGGTGTAACACCTGATACGAAATAGATTTGTTGTTTTAGATAATCTAAAAAATTAATATATTGCTGGATAGATTGTGATAAAGATAGATCTATTGCTTGAAACTGGTTAAACTTAGATAATTGTCCTACTTGAGAACCTTTCTTACCTTCTTCAAAGGAGTTAATAAAAGCAATCTTCATTTCTTTCATATAATATAACCACCTCTCTCGATCTATACCTTGAGATTCTGGAATCTGTGCTAGATCCATTAAGAAGATTTTACCTTGATCTGAGGCAAATGCTAATTCTAATCTGTATGCAATGATATCATATAAATATTGATAAGGTTTTAAACGATCTACTAAAGATACAGACTGAGAGTTTGTAGCCTCATAAATAAATCCTGTATAACCTAATTGACAATGATATGGATTATCCATACGTCTACGTTGATTAGGTTTAGGTTGCATACCAACATAGATATCAATTCCTATCTTAATTCCTTCCCATGCTTGATTAATCCAGAACCATTCTACTTCAGCATCTGGATACTGCATTTTAAATAATTTTAAATTGAACTCTTCATCTATTTCTAGATCTTCTGTCAATTCTCCTGTCTCAGGATCTGTATAAGTAAGATGTCCTACCTTTTGCATAGAGATCCATTCTACACGACATACTCTAATACTATAGTTATTAGTATTGTTACCATTATATGCATTAGTAGGAGTAACTCCAGCAAATGTCTTGTTACCATCTACAATTGTAAATTGAGGTTCATATCCTCCTGCAGTATTAAAATTACCAAAGGTACCACGTGTATAGTTCTCTAATGTATCTAATTCTGTTTTAGATAGTAAGTCTCCAAACTCATCTAATATAGATGAAATAGTCATCATACGTTCTTCTACTATAGCTACTGCATCATCTATAAATGTATGATCATCATCCATGATAGCTGTAATATTTACTGGATTACAACGTCTCATCATTGGTTGACCATTAGCTATACCTACCCAGTATATTTCTTCTCCTGCGATTAATGCATCTTTCCAACCTTGGTTAAATAATAGTTTAGTGTTTAAACGTTTCTTTAAAACCTTTAAGATTTTATTAGCTTTAGATTCAATAATGTCTGATGGTGTGTAACGTTCATACTTAACTACATCTTCAGGTTTAGGAGGTGGATTATTTGGATCTATTGTAGAAGGATCAATATCTGCCATTAGATCTTGTTCTAAGATCTGTACTAACTGTTGTTGTAACCCTTTAGTCTTCCTAGATACATCATCTGGAGCTTCAGATATTACTAGACTATTATCAGGACGTTTATGTTCTTCCCCTATTAACAATCTCATAGATTCAGAAATGATATCATAATGTTGAAATCTAGAAGACCAGGTAGAGTTTGTAACTCCTAATGGATTACAAATACTCTCAACATCTTGCTGATTAATCTTACCATTATATAAATCATAATTGATTAACTTTCTAAATCTATCTGTTCTAATAGTTGTACCATTAGTATAACGATAATTAGAATAATAGTTTAAACAAGCTTTACCCCATTCTTTAGTCTTTTTAATCTTAGGGAGTTTCTGAGATGGTAAGGCACTAAAGCCTGTACCTTGATCTGGTGCGATTTTATCACTCATTATCTGAATGCGCTATTGCGCTTATTAGTGTTAGTTTGTATTAAGTGTCTTTGATATAATTTTTCAAAGAAGTCTGATGTATTGTTAGGAGCTATACTTTCTTCAACATGAATACGATGAAGTTCTTTTGATTGTAGAATACATAACATGAATGCTATACATCTATCATAGTTACCCTCTTTGTCATATGCTATTAGTTCTCGTAGAAGAGGGAGAGATTTTATAGTATGAAGATTTAAAATCTTTTGACCATCTACTTCAGTCTTCTCATCATATAACCATTGTTTAAGATATAATTCACATTGATCTTTAATACCAGTTGAGTTAGATCCTGATGCTCTATTCATATGAATACCATAACCTCTATTTACACGTGAGTCTTTAACAATATCTTTTAAGATTTGTGGTTGCTCATATAAATAATGCAGACTGTTCTTCTGTTCAAAATATCCTTTTAATCCTTTGAGATTATTCTCATATAGACATTTAGAGTTGTAATAGATACATAGTTTTCTACAGTTCTCATAGAAATCATCTGCTCTCTCAGGTCTTCCTGTGTATTCAGCTACAATAATATCATGAGTTTTATTTGCCTGGTAAAACCTTTTATAAATAAAAATAGATCCTAATGATACACTAGAATCTGCTTTATCTTGATCATAAGGGTCACATCCTGCTATATATAAATGAGCTGGTACATCATTACCAACTTTCTCTGGGTGTTCCCATATAACTATACAACCATCTCTTTTGTTTTCAGGTTTTATAGGGAAGTCAACAATTTGTTCTAAACTCTCATCTGTCTTCCATTCTATTTTATTATCTTCTCCAAAGATTAATTTACCACGCTGAGCTTCTCCACGTAGACTAGGTAATGTTTCAACTTTACCTAACCAATCTAACATTTCAGGACTAGCAAATAGAGCTCCTTTGTTACGTAAGAATGCTTCTTTGTATGTAAAAGGAAACTGAGTCATAATGTTATGAAGAGCCTTATGATCATGTCCTCCACGTGCTTGTTCACGTAAGAACATCAAATCATCAAATGCTGCTTCTTCATTACTATTACCCTGATCATCAACCATAGGTTGTTTATACCACTTAGAAGTGGGATTTGTACATGTTCCTAAACGACCACGTGTAGCAGAAGAGAAGAAACCTATTTTAACTTGAGGATTCTCAGGATCATCAAATTCTAGACAATTATATTTACGAGGATTAATAAACATATCGTAGAAGTGTTCACATCCTGCTTCCATATCACCAGCAGATCCAAAGATCAGAGCTGTTCCTGTCCATGTAGAACCATCTTTAATAAGAGGCTCAGAGAAACCATAAGAGTCTTTGATGTTTTCAAATACACCAGCCTCATCTAATATTAACCATGTAGCTGACTTACCTACTGCAGCTGTTGGTTTATCTTTAAAAGATATAGATGCAACAGAAGACATATAGCCTTTCCATACTTTAACTCCAGACACGTCTACCTGATATCTAGACATAATAAAGTCTTTAGTATCAGGATTACGTTGTTTCCTAAATTCTGTATGAGTGTTTAAATGGTTACAGTTGTCTATAACCATGTTCATAGTTGTCTGGGAGAATGTAGATAAGAATGCTCCTATCATTGACATACTGTCAGGATAAAAGTTATACTCATGTGTACATAATGCAGCTGCTTTATAAGACCATCCTTGACGACGTCCTTTAACAGCTTCTAAGTTCTTACCATTCTTACGACAGTAATCTATCATCCAGAACCATTCATAATCTAGATCTATAAATCTAGGGAACTCTCTTTTCTTAATCTCTCTGCCTATCTTATCTGTAGTCTGTCTTAGAATACGACAGAAGTTAAGGTAAAAGAAATGAGCTCCAGTTATACTGATCCCTTTAGAATTAGTCATGCCATTAAGGCATTTGTTTTTAACATCTAACCAGAATTCTTTATACTGGATAGTGTTATCAGGCATATTAGTGTAACAATTATTTTTCCTAAAATATTCAGCTAAGTAAGTGAATTCTTCACTTGCTTCAAAGCTATCTACGTTAGGTACATATGGATTAGTGATTGCCATCAAAACCCTCCACAAATTCTTTATAATTACAGGTGATCTCTTCACCTGCTTTAATATCTCTTATAGCTACCTGTGTCTTAAAATCTGACATAGTGTTAGCATCTTCTGCATGATTGCAGTATTTATTATCATCTGAACAGAATACATAGTGTTCTCCTGTTTTATATGAGTACTTATAAAAGTATTTCATTTGTTCAATAGTTAAACGAAGGTTTTCTAATCCTGTCTCATCTATTATGATATCTAATCCATCTATTCTCCATATAAGAGAACCTTTAGTAATATCTTCTGCTGCAAATAATCCTAATCCATCTATCTTGGATTTATCTACATATGTTTTAACTATATTCATATATTATGATTTATAATAGTAGTATGATTAAACTTTTTATATTTACCTGCTAATGATTTAAAATCATCAAATACTATAAGATTATCGTTCTTATCCATATACTTAATATCAGAAGATACTAAAGTAGCTTTTTTTCTAGGAAATACAAATGTATCATAATATTCTATTCCTAATTCTTTAGCAACAGTTATTCTATCTTGAGAGGTAGATGCTTCTTTTACAAAACCAATACCTAATAATTTATTATTTAACCAATATTCTATCTTATTCATTCTTTATTTATCTTCAAACATTCCTACATGAGCTCCACCTCTTACTTTAGTAGAACCTAAGCTTTCTTTTCTACAAGCTTCCTTAGCCTCATTAACTGCAGCTATCATTTTAGGCATATTGATAATAGCCCGTTGTACCTTATCTATTTCATCTTCTCCGTCTTTAAGATTAACTCCTTTGAAGTAATCTTTCATTTTATCTATTACAATAGTAACAGCATCTAACATTTCCATTGCTGGAGTCTTAGTTAAAGCTTCGTAAGCCTTAATAGCTTCTGTAACTTCCTTATCAACTGTGTAAGCATCATCTTCAAATATATATTGTTTAATAAGCCCATCTCTCTGGTCAGGAGGATTATTAAAGAAGGGGCTATTAAAATCAGAGTAGTAAACATATTGGATGTCTCTATATGCTTTACTCTTCTCTTTGGTTTTATCACGTGACCAGAGAACCTTGAAAAAGGCTAATCCTAACGCTTCAGGAGAGATAATTATTTTTTGATTGTCATCTATATCTAGAATCTTCATTTATCCTTTTAAAAAGTTTTTAGCCTCATGTTCTGATACTATCTGGATTTTAGGTTCAAGTTTTATTAATCTCTCATCCATCTTTTCCATGTATTCAGCATATCCTGCTAATGCTTGTTTTAGCAATTCATTCTCATTTAGTAATGATTGTTGTCTAGCCCACAATTCACCTATTGCAGATACAGCCATTAATCTACCATCACTTTGATGTCTTTCTAAGAATTTAGGTAATGTATCTTTATTTTCCATCTGTAAGAATATTTTCTATTCTATCTAAAATTAATAAAGCTACTTTATCTAATTTTTTATGAACTTTATTACAACATGTTGCTTGATTATCTTCTCCTAGTACAGCAGTACTAGCTAATATCTTAGAATGTTTACTGTAACTAGTATGTCCAATACAATTAAATACATTATTTAATTCTCTTAATTCTTCTAATTCTGATGAAGTTAATCTATTCATTTCCTTTAATTTTTAATTATTTATATTATTTCCCATCTTTAAATTTAAAATATTCTTTATTTAAGAATCCTGTTAGATATGTATAAGCTTCTTCATTCTGACTATTAAACTTTAATCCTCTTTCTGTTAAGATATTAACTACTGCATGTAATACTTCATGTGTAATAGCATCTATCTCCTTATACTTATCACTATTCTTTTTAATGATAATATAAGTATTAGACTTCTTAGCTGGAGTATCATCTTCTACATGGAAACAATATCCACTATATCCTCCTCCTTTTAAACAAATAATATCTTTATCAGATAGTTCTTCTTCTTTAGCGAATTCAGAGATAGCATCATAACTGTTACTATATACAAATATTACTCTAGCTGAGTAGACAGGTAATTCAAATTCTTTAGTCTTTATTATTCTTTTTCCCATAAGAGGCTTTACCTGCTAATCCGTTTATAATTAATGGTCCTAGAGCTTTCTTAACATACTCTATATTATGTGCTAAGGTGTAATACTTATCTCCATATTCTATTGTTGTATACTTCTTTACTATTTTACCTTTCTTATCTAAGAACTCTTCAGGATAGACTAAGTTAGGATCAAATAATTTCTTGTATATAACATTCTTCTTTATCAACTTAGGTTTACCTGTTTTATCAGGAGGACCGTATATGTCTATTATGATATTGAACTCTACATTCATTAGTAGTAGTTTTAATTTTCATCTATCTTATCAAACTTACCTAAAGGACAAATACTCCCAGGTGATTTAGTTTTTTTACTAATAGGGCATCCGCAACCGCTATATAATTTACCCTTCTCTCTAATCTCTGAATGATAATTAAAATCTTTAACTGCTTCTGCGTGTACTTTAGTTGAGCATACGTTGTTAACATTTAACACGCATCCTGCACATATATTAGCACGAGGTTCTGCCCATTTACGAACTTCTTCTGAAGGAAAAGCATCATTCTTCCAACCTTGGTAAATTTCTGCTAATCTATTTAATATTTCCATCTTCCTTCTCTTTTAATTTATTTTGTTCTTCTAACCGTTTCCTATATCCAGTAGGATAAAACTTTCCTAAATGTATACAGTTAATAACCTTAACTTCTCTAGCAGATACTATCTTCTCAATTAACCTAAACTCAGAATCTATGATCTTATCAAGTTCTAATTTAGGTATATCTGGATACAGTTCTTTTAACTCATTTAAAATCTTATCCTGCAGACTCATTAAACTTTACCTTAAATTCATCTTTACATACAAGATTTATAATGTTATTATGAATCTTAACCTTACCTTCTTTGTCTACATATAAGAGATTCTTATCTTTTAACTTTTGTACATAGTTATTAAATGTAAACTTATCAGTATCTAACTTAGTCCTTACAGTATGTCTTAATTCTTTTGTAATAGTGTCTGTACCAGGTACTAATAATAATGCTAAAACTTTTATCTCAGTTTCAGTAGGATTATTTATAAAAGGTCTCCACATCCTTAAGATTAAGACGTTCTTATGTTCCTTACTAGAACAGGGTATATTAATTGTTTCTTCCATATTGTAAATATACGAATAATTTTAGTAATAACCAAATTTATTATATAATTAACATTGTTATATAACTGAACATAGTATACCCCTTCCAGATTGGATACATCTCTTTAATTAAGCAGTTTCATTGATTTAGTCTTTAGCCCTCATCTCTTAAGATGATCTGGAACCTTTACCCTGTTAACTCAGGAGCCTACTTCTTAGCATATGGTCCAGCTAATCAAATCCTCTATTCTTAATCTGTTTCTGGAGTATTGGGGACAACAGGATTCAACTCTAAGTCTACTACCCCAACCCAACTTCTAAGCCATTACTTGATTACCTCATGGCTGATGTGTCTAAAACCTTCTAAACACCTCCAATAGTAAATATACATATAATTTATGACATATGCAACTATTTTTTAAAATAAATGTATATATCTCTTAAAGTCTTAAAACTACACCTTTTATAGGATCCTATACACATATAGTCAAAAGTATTTCTTTTTCTATCATAATACCATATATGTCTATCCCATATTTTCAAAGTCATCTCCTCCATATAACTGTTTCATCAATTCCTCATATCTCTCAAAATAGATCATAGTATGATTAATATGGTCCATCTGGGTATCATCTAAATGATCTCCATAAGACTTCTTTCTAACTCCTTCTTTGAGGTATAAGACTTTCTTACCATCTATCTGGAGAATACCTCTAATCTGATCATCTCTAAAATTCTTACTTACTGTATTACTCATATTATTTAATTACTAGATAAAATTGTGCTAATTGGTCTGGAGGAGTTTTATAATAATAACCTTGAAATAATCCTCCTCCACCATCTGTTATTTTAATATCCATTATTACTTAAGATTTGTAAGTTTATATAAGGTAGAGTCAATTAAAGATATGATCTCATCTACAGTGTTTTGTAAGTTAGTATCAGTCTCTTTTAATTCTGTGTATCTCGTAGTCTCTACAAGAGTTCTTAGAGATTTTATATAGATAATAGGATCTGAAGATAGATTAGAAGGAATAATATAAGTTTTAACAATACCATACTTACCCTGATATTCCTCAATTAAGGAATCTGCTAGATCTCCTATACTATCATAGAAACTACCTAAAGCCATATGTGCTGCATATGAGGTTGTCTGAAGATGAAGAATATGTCCTTGAACTTTAGCCTGTAATAAATTGCTAAAGAGTGTTTTACCTGTTGATGTGAATTTTAATGCCATTTTGTCTTGTTTTTAATTGTTTATAATGTCAAAGATATGTCATTATTTCTTAATATCCAAATATTTCTGTCAAAATGTCTTAAATAAATCCACTTAATATATAGCTTATTTATCAGTATTTGTCTCTTTTAGATATAAAATAGCATTAATTAGATTATTTGTACTATCTTTTAACATACCTAATCCTATATTACATCCAGTACACAAGAGCCCTCTGACTTTCAACGAGACATGACAATGATCTACTGCTAATATAGGATGAAAGGTTCCACATATCTTACATTTTCCTTCTTGAATATTATATAATTTAGTA